CAGCAAACTGTGAATTTGCCAAATTTAATGCAGTTTTGGAATTAGCAATTTGCTCGGTAAAGTCTTTGGGCTTTTTAGCTTCCTTAGGCTTGCTCCCGCTACCGCCAGTTGGCGTTGGTGTGGGTGGTGGAGTTGCTGTTGGCTTTGCGGCTGATGCCGCCCTGGCCGCAGGTGTTGCAAACCTTGCATTTTCGCCCATTGTTTCCAATAGGGCAAATCGCGTATCAAGTTGTGTTATAGCTTGTTGTGCAATATCATCTTGCGCAGTAAACAAAGGGAACCGCACGTCTCTTTTTTCTTGTACCCTGCGCTCACGCTCTTTGAGGTTTTCTACCTTTAATTTTTCAATTTCCTGCCGTGACGTTGCACTACCGCCGATTTGCTCAGCAAATTGCTTTGTTGAACCTTTTGTGATGGCGTTCATTCTTGCTTGCACTTCTGCTAGCTTGCCTAAGCCGCTTACAACAATTTCTATGGCTAGGGTAACCAACCCAAACCTTAGTAACCCAAGCATTGCGCCTTTTAGCATATTGACCTTGGTCGCAGCGCCGCCAGCGGCAGTTCCGGCAGCAGTGGCGGAAACAGCGGTAGCGGCAAGCATTCCGGTTACACCTGCCTTAAGCGCAATAACACTTTGAATAGCCTTTTGAACTAATAATATTTGCGCTATTAATTTTACGATTGTTCCTACTGTATCCATCACCGGTTGTGGCACCTCTGCCATGAAGTCAGCAAAGCCATTAACTCCTTTTGTTATATCTTGAATAGCAATAACAATCGTCGGCCCAAACGCTATGCCTAGCGCCTCGCTTAGGTTTTTGAATGATGTATCTAATGCCTTAAATGTATTATTAAGGCTTCCTTTCATTGTTTGAAAGTCTGCATCAGTCTTGCCTGCTGCGCCGCCTATTTGCTCAAGAATTGTCTTAAAATCTTTGCCATCTTTTGATGCCGCGGCAAAAGCACCGCGCATCGCTTCTTGGCTGCCAAGTAAGCGCGCCGATGCCTCCTTATCTTTGCCAATAGCTACAGCCAGCTCAGCCATTAAACCCGTAAATCCCTTAGCTTGCAGCCCGCCATAGTTCCATGCAATGCCTAACTTTGCCGCTGCTTCTTGGCTTTCTTTAGTTGGTTGCAGCAGTGTATTTAGAGTTGCGCCAAGCCCGGTAAATGCAATTTCTGCAGTGGCACCATTCTTGGTTGCAGATGCAATAAATGCGTTTACTTCATCTAAGCTGACACCAGCAAGTGCAGCAATAGATGCGACGCGACCAAGTTGGCTGGTGTAATCAGACCACTCTTGGTTGCCTAACTCAACTGCTTTTGATATGCTGTCAGTTACTTGTATGGCCTGATTGCCAGACATCCCATAACTGTTAAGTGTTTTGACTAGGACTTCAGTTACAGCTTGCGTATCAGCCAGTCCGCCAACGGCTGCTTTAGTCGCCGCCCGCAAAATGTTGATGTTGCCAGCGGTATCACTAAAGCCAGCCGATGCAGCTTGATATGATGCTGCCGCAAGTTCAGCCTTACTAGCAACGCCGCCAAGCTCATCACTTAGTTTTGATAGCGCCGGGCTAATTTTCCCTACATCAACGCCAACAGTACCAAGCCTGCGCAGATTGGTATCTAGCTCTTTGACATCTGCGATGACTTTAGTTAGCGCAAAACCAACGCCTAACGCTCCTATAGCCGATTGCAGCGCACCAAATGCTTTCTCAGTGGCTTGCGCCTGCGTCTGCACCTGCCGCAGCTTGCTGACAGCACCGCTACTGTCAACATTGATGGCGACATTAGCGACAACCGACACAGCCGACCTACCGTCTTCGTTTCATTCTACGCTCTTGCTCTTCGTTTTGCAGGTCAAAATAACAGCTCCATAAAAGCAGCTCTTCCATTGTTACCTCTTGGTTGAGTCGGGCTAATGAGTAGCCCAGCTCTTTAGCAATACCAAGTTGCAGCAATAGCAGGTTGTCTTTCTTTAGCTCAGCTTTTAATGCTTTTCATGTCTACCTCTACCTCTTCAGGGTTAGTGATAATCGCCAGCATCAGTTGCTGCAAGTCAGCATCCATTACCTCGTTTTTCAGCTCAGCAATCTCGCCTGATGCAAACAGGCGCTGCCCTGCATCATCACTTGCTTTCATTACCAGCAAGTTCAATGCAAACCCATTGGGGTCATCACCACCTGGCATCTTCTGCGCACGCTCACGCTCTGCCATCGTAAGCGGCGCTGAGTAAAACTCAAAATCAGAGCCGTCGTTTAATTTGACCGTACGCTTGACGGGCGTTAGGTTAGCAGCTTTCTTGAGGCGTGCTAGCGCAGACGTGATTGCCATAAATATCAGTGATTCGCTATCACTTTAAGCATAAAAAAGCCCCCAGCGCAAGCTGGAGGCATATGTGGTAACCGATCAGGCGGAGGTGCTGAAGTCAAATGTCGGCGCGCCGCTTGGACGGAAGGTAATCTCCACCTGCTGCGCGTCATCAGGATTGATGTTAAGGCTAGCGCTAAGAAGTACCGCGTCCATTGCAATGCTGCGGCTCAATGCTTCGGTGCTTTGCTTGTCGGTGTACAGCTTGAAGCCGCAACCCACTTGCTGGCGCTGGAGCACGTCTTCCACCATCCGGTTGGATAGCGCAGCATCCTCATTGGTGACGTAGACCGTAGCGGTGCCAGTACCATCCGCAAAACCAGGGATATAAGCGCGGAATGGCGCATACTGCCCAGCGGTTTGGCCAATGGTAGTTACGTCGATCTCAGCTCTAGAGATCTCAAACGACCATGACTGCACCTGCCCGACAGAGGCATAGGCAGCGTATTCAACCTGGAACTCGTTAGGTGATACAGCCGTGCCATCATCAGTGATGTCGAGGATGGTGCCGCCAAGGGTGCCAGATACGGTCAGCGCCCCGGTTGCAGCGGTGTAGGCGAGGACGTAATAGGTGGTAGCAGCAGTGATGCCAGCAGGCAAGGTGCCGGAGCCAGTAGCGCCAGTTTGGCTGTTAACAACTGAGAATACAACCGGGTCGCCAGCCTTCAAATTGAGGTATGCCTGGGTTGTAATGACATTAGTGCTGGCATTAACGCCGGTTTCCCGGAAGGTGCCGTTAGTGCCGGCGGGTTTATAGAAGAGAGCGCCGGACGTACCGGACAGGACAGTGATGGCCATTTTGTGACGGTAGTTGGCTGTGGTTAGTCTACATACGCTTCAAAGGTTGCGGTCAATTGAGTTTGAAAGTACGGTTCCGGTGCGGCTGGTGTTACCTGCGATGGGCCAGAGGCAGCATCAAAGATAATGCTAGAAAACTTAGCGCGATCAAATAAGTCTTTAATGCGCTCTGCAATGGTGAAATTAGCAGCCGTTCCAGCTCCAACGGGCGTGAAGACATTGACCACCAACGTGCCATTCTGCCGGTTAAAGCTGGTGAGCGTTGCGTAGTTGTTATCACCCAGTCGCAGGAATACCTGCAACCATGGCGTGTTGTTGGGCGGCGTGAATGGGATGTTTTGATAGCTGACTGGATAGACCGGCGCCTTAGCTAGCTCCGTTGCGATGCGCCCCTCGATAGCTGCGCGGACATCGTTGTAGGTGCTGCTCATGACTCCCTGCCAATGCGTGATGCTGCAATTCTGACGCGGCCCTGCACGTCCTTAGCAGCGCCTTGCACCCAACCCCCAGGTGCTTGTTTGCTAGTGCCCCTAGCTAACGGCTCCGCATATGGCAGGTTGTTGTGGACTGAGTAGATGTTGCCGATGCGCTCTTGCTGGTAGTTCATCTTGCGCAGCGAAAACGTCGGTCCGGTAGGTGGGCTGGTTTTGTCGCGGCCAGGATTGCTTGGTGATTGCTGCGGGCCTGCATCGTATGACCCCGCTGCATTTTCACCCACCTGCCAGCTTGCGCGAAACCTGCCGGTATCAACTGGGCTGGCAGCCTTAAGCAGTGAGTCGGTGTCCAGCACCGCAGCGCGCAGCAGCTTTTCCATCTGCTGGTTGCAGTAGTCGCCAATATCACCAACCCGAATGGTGCGTGCCATCAGTCTCTCAGGATCAGCTCATAGGTGATCGGCTCATTGTCCTGCTCGATGGTGCGCACCTGAATCACTTGCAGCGTGCGGCTTTCAATGATGACGCGATCGGCCATCGTGGGCGGCGCGGCGGTATCTGCTGCTGCGATAGTCAACCGCTTGTCGCCAGCTTGAATCAAGTCGTTGACTTCACGCAAATTTACATCCTCTAGCACACCGCGCAGCTCAGTGTCACTGGTGGTTTCACTGACGGTGCCCGTAGTTGGGTTGTAAATGCCAGGCGTTACGCGGCATAGTGTTGCAACACCGCCAAACTTAGCCATCAACTTGCTGGCAACCTTTCGTAGCGGGATGGCAATGCTCATGCGTTTATTCTAAAAGATCAGCACGTTGCGGCGGCGGGCGGTGCCAGATTTTACTAGGGAGACATTGGCGCCAGTCAAAATAAATGCACCTGTGCCTGCGTCTAGTTGTAAAGCTTCTGTCTCAGTAAGAGTGGCGGCGTTGCCGGTGAGGGTAAAAGCGCCGGTGGCTGCTGTGATGGATCTGGCAACCTTGAATACCGCCTGATTGCCGGTGAGGGTAAAGGTGCCCGTATTAGCGGTTAAACCGGATGCACTGGTTTTTGCTAAGGCAGCCGCGTTGCCTGTAAGGCTGAAACTGCCCGTGCCACCGATTAGCGAGTAACTATGGGCAACCGTGGGGCTGCCGCCGCTTAGGGCGAAGGTGCCTGTGGCTGCATCTATGCGCTGGTTGTGCCGGGTGTTGGCGGCGTTGCCAGTGAGAGTGAGGCTGCCGGTGCCGGCGTCAATGCGTACGTTATGGCGTGTGCCAGCCGCGTTGCCTGTTAGTGCAAAGGTGCCAGCATCGACTGGCAGCGTTTGGCTTTGCGTTAGTTGGGCGGATTGACCGGTGAGCGTGAAAGACCCAACTATGAGGTCGATTTCATAGGCACTGATCTCGGTCAGTGCGGGTGAAATGCCTGTCAGCGTAAACGTGCCCTTGACGGGGCGTATTGCCCAAGTGCGGCGGAAGGTGGCCGGTTGGCCAGTTTCGATGAAGGTGCCAGCACCACCGCTGAGGTAACGACCGCGCAGCAGTGCGGGGGCGCCACCTGTTAATGCAAATGATCCGGTGGCTGCCTCGATCTTGGGGTTGTGACGTAGCGTCGCTGGTTGGCCCGTCGCGGTAAAGGTGCCTACCTCGGCTGCTATTGCGTAGTTTTGACGCAGTGTTGCGGCGTTGCCGGTGAGGGTAAAGGTGCCAACGTCAGCAGCTATTGCCTTGGGGCTCGCCTTGACCAGACCCGCCGCTGTACCCGTCAGCGTGAAGGTGGCGACCGTCTGAGGAAGACTCCGTGGCACCAGCTCGCGGATAGCGAGATGGACTGCGGCAACGTCGTCAGATACACCAGTGAAACCTACGTTTCGGGCGCCTTGGCCGGCAGTCGTCTCTTGCGCCAGTGCAGATCCGTAGTTGCCAATGTCAATGCTGTTGAGCAGTGTGCTGCCCGTGCCAGCCGCTGGTGGTGTGTTTAGACCTGAGTAAGCGGCGGCATAGCGAACACTGTTCTGGCCTGGCGATGTGTCGTTAACGCTTTGAACCGCCAGAGCTAGGTCACCCTGCAGGAGAACAATGGTGGCCGTAGGGACGGCAGTATTGGCGCCAGCGGTGACGGTGGCTGCCGCCGCATACATCACCGTGGCGTTGTTGACGCGGTTGACCGTGATGGTTTGGTTGCCGGCACTAAGCCCGCTGCCAAGGAAGAACGCATCCATGCGCCCTAACTCACCAGCAGCATCTTGCGCTGAGCCGCCTGATAGCCGCGTCAACCCAACGCCGCCATAGGTAACGCTGGTGATCAGGTCAGTGACGCTGGCAAACGTCGAGACAAAAACCACCACGCCTTGCGGTGTGCCGGTCTGCGTATGCGTCCAACTAAAAGCCGCCTGACTGGCTGAACCAGTAATGCCTGTATGCGACTCAGAGGCAGCACTATGGGCAACAGCCATGGTCCTACCTCCTTATCAGTGGTTAGGCCAGCGTCAAGATGCCCGCAGCATCCCAGGTGATCGTGAAGGTTTCGCCGTTGAGCAGGTCAACTGTTGCCCCGTAGTCGTAGAACCCGATCAGTTCGTCGTTGGTGGCGGTGTCGTTGTAAAGCACCACATAGCGGAACTGCGCCACCGTGCCGCTGGCTGTGAGCACTAGGTCATTGGCGTCCAGCTTGTAGGTGCCGCTGGTTTGGGCAGAGGTCACGCCTGCCAACACACGGGTGCTCAGGTTGGTGTAGGCAATCTGCGTGATGTTGGCTAGCACCGTGTTGGCGTTTACCGGCAGCGTGTTGGTCAGCGCCACGGTCAACGTGTCAGAGCCGAGGTTGTGGACCTTTTCGGACAACGCCTCAACAAAGGAGTTGAATTTGTTGAAGGTGGCCATGGATCAGTAAAACGCGCCTATGCAGCCATTCTACGCATTAAAAGGCGACGGACAAGTTAAACTCTTCGACCGTGCCAGTAACTGCGGTGATTTCCACCCAGACGTAGCGGCCTGATGGGATCGGCTGGTTTTGTACGGTGGCGCTGTCGCCTGTAGTGGTGTTGGTTACCACGTCGCTTGCGGTTGCCAAGGTGCCTGCGGTGGTGCGGTCGGCGGCGTAGCGCAGTTCGTAGGTAACGGAGCCGCCTGATACCAAGGCCACGGCGCTGGTGATTGTGGTTTCGCCACTGGTGCGGAATAGCGTAAAGCTATCGCCAATTTGTGGGCCGGCGATTGTGATGCTGCGCGGTGCTGCGTTAGGGACGTTGTAGGGCTGCCAACGCTGATAGGTTTCGGACCAGCCTATATATTGAGTGTCGAAGGCCCCGCCGTTAAGCTCGACATCGTGGCAGTCGCTGAGGTTCTGGCCGGTTTCGGCGCGTACCATCAACACACCATCAGTCGGGTGTGACTTGATAACGGCAGCGGCGGCAATCTTGAGTTGTGGTGCTACTGGTTCTGTCAGTACAAATTGGCCCGCGTTGACGGGATCGCACCAGAGAAGTGAGTCTTCAGGGAAGGCGCTGGTATTCAGGCCGCGTACCTTGCCAAAAGTGGTGATATAGCCAGTAGCGCCAGGAGCAATGGTTTGGGTGGCGACACCGAAGAACACATAGCCGGGCAGGCTGCCACTGGCGTCCATCGGCTGCACTTCAAGGCGCAGTGTTGAAGAGTTGGCGCCCGTGAACATCACGCCCATTCCATTAGCAATGGTTGTACTAGCGGCGCTATTTGTGCATAGAAGCTGTACTTCCTGGCCCAGTTGATTAGTTGTGCCGTTTAGTAGGCCAACATCTACGGTGCCTTCAGTGGCGTTCCACGCGAGCTGGCCGGTAGTTACGGCTTCGGCTGCTGTTAGGTCGAGGGCTAGCTTGTCAACAGTCGGGGCATCCGTCCATGCGGTGTCGTAATCGACGCCGGATGCCTTGACAACTAGATCGCCAGCGTTGCCGCCTGGTGGGGTGCCCGTTTGGGCATACATCACCTGAGCGACGTTCAGGATGACGCTTGGCGCTGCCGGATGAGTGCCGCTAGCGGCGATGTTCTCAAGCGTTATGTCTATGTGATCCGCTACCCACCAAAGCTCTACATAGTCGTTAGTGGCGACAGTTAGCTGGTACTCAATGGTGAAGCAGCCGTGGTACGGCACACCAACGGACTTGCGCGGCTCCAGGTCGATACGGGTGTTGCTGTCAACGACGGTGGTGCCGTTTTTCTTGAAGAAGAAGTTAACTTCTGTGACGTTGTTCCCTAGGTTTGTTGTTTGTACTGACGCAAGAATCTTGTATGTTCCAGCTAGTGCAAACGTAATGCGGCTATTCGATGCAATAGTGACGCCTCTGTTTTCCAGCGTCGTGTTTAAGCGTATTGCTTGCGCAGCTGTAGTGCTAACCAGTGGTTGGTCGGTGGTGTCAATGAAGCTGCCGTACAGGCCGAGGATGCCGCCAGGCCCTTGGGGGCCTTGCGCTTGTGTCTGAACAATTACTACATCATTTTCAGTTGTAACAACTGTGTAGTTGCTTTCAGTGACCGTTACGTTAGTCATGGCGCAGTGTATCCCTCAGAAACGTAGACAATGCCTTCTAGGTAATACTCACGCAATGCGCTTGGATTTTCCAGCAGTACGTCATAGTACGCCTCATCTGGAAATGCAGCAGTCTGCGTATCCGTTAGTGCAATCTTGATAGTGCCAGTAGCGCGGTTAACGTAGGTAACAGCAAAGTCCGCATACTTAGTAGTGCGGCCAACATTCCACACCTGCGCATAAGCAGTCCATCCGGTCAAATTAATGCCAGCGCCAGTTGAATCCTTAAACTGCAATTGCCGGTAATAGTCAGCCCGCCGCTGCACGGTGATGTTGTACTGGCCTGGCTGAACGCTCATCAGATTTTGTAAGCAACGATTCTGCCTGATGCCAATGTGACGCTGGTAAATACGCCTTCAATGCTATCGCCGGCATTAAGGGTCACAGAGGTAAAAGCATTGCCAGTTGCGTTTTGCACAATAGCAGTGCTGATCACGGCAGTTGCAAGCGCATAAAGCTTGTAAAAGCGTCCAGTATGCGCTGCGGTGTCACTGATGTACTCAAAGCCGATGCTGTAATCGCCGTTCATGGTCAGCTCCGACGGATTGAGAAGTTGCCTGGTCCACTTAGTCTAAGCCCTGTGAGGTAACGCTCCATAATCGGTGGCACCTTATCAACGCCAACAGCGCCGTAGCCAAGGTTAGGCGTTACGTTCAAACTGCCGACTTGGACATTCTTGAAGTCTTCCAGTCCGCTAAGGCCAAGGCCGTCTGGGTTGTTGTTAAGATAAACGGCCAGCACCACCTGCGCACGTTTGACTTGATCTGGGATCTCGGTGTCGGTGTAATAGTCGGTGGTAATGCGAAATGGAAAGCCAACGGCGTAGGTGTTGATGTAGGTATCAGGCTTGCGAACACCAGTTCGCGGCCATTGCATTGATTGGGTATCAGTAGAGCGAGCACCAAGAAAGCGTTCACGATCTAGCCTCTGCGCAGCAGAATACAACGCACGGTTTTTGTTGTCCGTAGTGGCGGTGCCCCATGCTGTCGCATCAGCATCTAGCACCATGCCATCAATAATTAGCTGCGCATCAGCCAGCGTCAGGTATGAGTTTGCGTTGGCGGCGTTTGGTGTCGCCACTATTGTGATTGCCATTAGTCGGCTCCTCTGGTATCAGTGTAGGCTCTGCAATAGAAAGAGAGGCCGCTTCCGTAGAAGCAGCCTCCTGTTCACGCAGTCGCCGGAAGGCGAACAAGCCCATTAAGCAGCAGCAGCAGCAGTAGAACCTAGGCCATAAAGCGTAATTGCTTCAGAGCCTGATTCAACAGCAGCAAC